CGGGTCCTTAAAGGGGACCAAGCTACCGGAACAGAGTACTAATTAACTTTAACCTCGATAGCTACTCGACTTCATGGGCAAAGTTGTAGTAACGTTCATCTGAGAACACCTCAACGGAGGTGCTCAGAATGAGACGGTCACGCAACTCATCCATGTCGTAGAGCCCAATATCATACTTCGCCATGACGACTTCCCGAAATGAGTCATCGGACATAACAACGTCCTCCTGAAGAATGGAACGATAAACGCCATCAACAGAACTGACGCCCTGTTTAGCAAACCAGGTTAAATCGTGGAGCTTTAAACCTTCAACAGGGACGTTGCACCTAGAAAATCGGGCAAGGAAGGCGTCACGCATGTAGCGGACGTGTCGGAACTCGTAGGCGTAAGACAGGGACTTGCCCGCCATGTACATGTCATCACTCACATCTTGGTTGCGGTTCGCCCGAGCGTTGAACCGACATAAAGACTTTCCGATGAGAGGGACCATACACTCGCGGTCCCCGACGGGAACAAAGAAACGGGACAAAAACGTTAAATCACAATAAAAGCGACGATTGTGGGCCTTAAGCCGCATCCCAGCGTCGAGACAATGTTTCGTCCAAGCCTGGCAGTCAGTTTCTTTGTCTACACCTGCGGCAATATCATCACCAAGAATTGCTACAATGGTAGATTTATATTTTTGAACTTCACAAAAAGAATACCAAAGTGAGAGGTTCCAGACAGAGTTTCGGCCAGTGGTATCAGTGCCGCCGGTGGCCAATTGATTCTCGAGGTCGGCTGAGATACCATAATCGTAAGAAACTACGCGGAACGAACGAGAGTTCTCAATATAAAATCTACGGAACCAGATAGGGGCTCCCGACCGTTTAAGCCAATGTGCAAAAATCTCATGAACATCCACCAGTTGACTCTTATCGTTGGCGCTAAAATCTCCTTCAGAATAGAAGGATTTGCCAGACAGACTCTCTGCGATCTCGACATCTGTCTTGGTATAAGCGAACACAACTTTCTCAACAACTGGGTCTGAGAACATGTCTAACGCGCAACACAACCTCTTGTTAAATTCATCCATGAGAGGTCCTGTAAGAACGTTGTACTCGTCGGTACCAACGTAAATAATGCGCGGAGCCCAGGACGGGTCATTCCGTTTTAAGAGTACTTCTCCCTTGACCATCAAAGACTTGGTGTTGAGGGAGCGGAAGTCCACGTCATGAAGATTGTTTAAAGCTTGAGCCATTCTTTGTTGTTTCTCAGGTGGGAACTTAAGTACCCAGCGGTCATAAATGTCCTGAGTCCAATCAAATGGGGCAATCTTCGGGAAGACACGGTCAGCAAGCCGTTTGGCTGACTTCACGATTGGCGGGCTAACTCTGGCGTCACTATGGAAGTTGCATCGCTTATTAAAAGCCGAAAGCATACTTTGGAAATCATTACCAGTGACGACCGGTACTTGTTGGGAGAGTACCGGACCCAATTGGTCAACAGGTGCGTAGACGGGAGCGTCTGTTTTCTTAGCTTCGTCCAATCTAAAGGGCACCTGAGGAACAAATTCACGTTCTGCAACGAGGCGGAGGCGTGGCTCTTGATTAAAAACATGGTCACCGTAGTCTACAGGAGCTAGAACTAGGTCTGAGAGGCCACGCCTGCCGCCGGCATAATGCGAATGTCGTTTCTTGGGCAGGGTTGCGGTTTGAGCGGGAATGTTTGCGAATGCCTAGG